GGCTTTACAGTAACGGTCCCGGCCCCGTTGCACTGAAAGCAAACGCCGCTGCAAATGTGTGACAGTGTTTCAAATCGTCGATTTCCGCAGCATTTTGGACAGGTTACAGTCTTCATCGTTTCGGCCTTTCTTGGTTTGTTGTCGCTCGTCGTTGTGACTCGCGTGTAAGAATCATCGACTATTTTGACCGGGAAGTCAAGCCTATTCAGCAAGAAATAAAAAAACCCCGGAAGATTTTTTCCGGGGTTTGTGTGGGCTGCGGCTCATTTTGCTTGTTTCTGCCGTCTGCTCAGTTCCATGCTGCAATAATGGATTTCGTCGAGATAGTATCCCACGTTGTCATTCCAGCCTTTTCCGGCTTCTGCAGCCTGTCTGGCGTCTGAAATTGTGAACCGCAATTCTGCATCAGTCATTTTGCGGCATCGTTTCGGGTATCCTGCGTGATCCATCGTTTTCATTGTTTCGGCCTTTCGTGGTTTGTTGTCGCTTGCCTTTGTGGCTCGCATGTCAGGAGTATCGTCTGTTTTGACCGGGAAGTCAAACCTATTCGCCCTGATTCAGAATTTTTTTCAAATTTCCCCCTGAAATCATCGCGGGACGGTCGTCTTGAATCTGTGGCCGCATTCGCAGCCCCGGTACTGGATTTTCAAATCGGCGTTGCCCTGAGTCGCTTTGACAGTCGCGTATTTTCCGCATTTCGGACACAAGCCGAACCCCGGTACATCGTACCACTGAACGCGACGCGACGACGTTTGCGGGCTGCTGGCGGCCCATGCTGGCGAGTTTGGCTGCTTCATTGCTTCAGGCTCCTGACAAATTTCTCGCGGCGTTTCCGTTTCTCCGGCTGATCTGCTGTAGCCGCCACCCTGCGACGCTCCGCCAGTGCTGCGTCAGATTGTAGCACAGACAGCCCGACGAATGACATATAGCAGGCGTCGAGCAAGTGGTTCCGAGAAAATGTCTGCACCCATCGCACTGACGTCCCTTTGCCGATTTCGAACTGCTGCACCTCCCGCTCTGCCGTCAGTTGCCGGGCGAGTTCTGCCCGCCCTTGCGGCTTGTCGGTACGAGGCAGCAGCAGAGCCCCTGCCGCGTCCTGATCGACTGACAAAGCCTGATGCACGCGGCGTTTCCAATGGTCGGCGTTGTTCTGGTATTCTCGGAGCGGCCGCCGCCCTTGCATGAACAGGACGTCGTGCCAGCCCTCGCCGATCCGGAGCGACTGACGCGACTGCCGTTTCGGCGCCGTGTATTTCAGACCGCGATGCTGGCGAAACCCGAATCCCATCGCCGTCTGCCATGTGTTGTCGCGTTGCGATTCCTCGCGGATCAGATCCGTTTCCCAGCCCGAGTCGACTAGGGTAATGTCTGCCGACCTGTTGCCGGTCCCTGATTCCGGTTCCCAGCCCGCCGCGAATTTTTCTTGCAGCGTTCGGATCGCCTGCCGCAGTGCGGTTTGCAGGTCGCTGAGTTCTCGCAGAATCGGCTCAAATCCGTAGTCGATACAGAGCAGGCGTCCATTCTTTTGCTCAGCAGTCACAAACCAATCCAGCTGGGCCGACCGGACGTCGACGCCTGCCGCGATCCTGATTGTGTCGTCAGGCACCTCGCCGCGTCTGTGATCGTGCTGCCGGAGCATAATCGTTCGATGATCGAGCGGTTCCAGCTGCGTCTCTGCCGGGCGGGCAGGCAGTGCCCATGTCCACTGCAACAACTCGCGTTCGGCGAGTTCCTGATCGACTTCGCGTTCCGCTCGCCATTCGTCGCCGCCGATGATCGCAGAAGTGACAAAGGTATTTGTGGCGGCCGAATAACGAAACCCGAGCGTTTTCGTCTCCGGAATTTTGCCCGTGATCCTGCCGGTTTTGGCGACCGACTGACCGCGATGCAATAGGACTGCCGACCGGAGTTGCTGCAAGCGTTTTTGATCGTCAAACACGATGCCGCATTCCGGGCACGACCAGCGGGCGAGACGCTCCGCCGCTGATTCGGTTTCGGAATCCTGCCAGCCGATCAGATTGTCGCGACCCGGGCTGATGTACCTGCCGCACGAATGGCAAGGGAAAACAACCTCGCCAGCCGTGCCCTGCTGCCACTCCTGCCACATTCTGCCATGCTCCGTCGTGACAGTCGATTCGAGATAGACGCGGGCCTGGCCGCTTGCCCGGTAAGCCCTGACGCGACCCTCCATCTGTTTCAGTTTGGTCGCCTCGTCTGACTGCCCGCCGGTTTCGTCGAGATGCGAAACCTCAGTCACGACCAAAACCGGCCCCGTGAATCCGGATCGTTTTTCGTCACCACCGCCGGCGGTGATGAATTTCAGGTTTGCCCCGTTGCTGAACTGAATCAATTCGGGCGTTCCGCCCTGTGATCCTGCACCCTTGCGGGGCAGATATTTCGCAAATCGACTCGCCTCGATTGCTGGCCGAACGTCAAGTTTCCACTTGTCGTTTGCCATATCCATCGACGGCAGACCAAACAGGACCGTCTGCCGGCGCTCGAATAAATGATACAGGATCGGGATAACGACGAATGCGAGAGTCTTCCCGCTCTGCTGCGGTCCGGTGCAGGCGTAGCGAAAAAATTCTGATTGATCGACCGCGTCAAAAAACAGGCCGTGTGCGGGCTGTCTGGAGCATAGAAACCGCTGCCCCACGAACGGGCCGTCAGGCAGAACGATTTCGCTTTCGGCGAACTGCCGCAGGTTTTTTGGCTGCTTTTTTTCGGGCACGCTTAAGTGCCGAATTGCTTTCAATTTCAGCATCAGTTTTCGACTCGCTTTCGTTCGTCTCGACTTGCTCCGCCAGTTGCTGTTGCAGGATCGACAAAGCCGCCTTGACGTATTCCTCGGCCTGAGTCTCGATCGCCCGCTGTGATCGCACCGGGGCCAGCTGGGCGACCGCCTGCGGGATCTGCATCACCGCTTCCCGGAATTGCACGATGGCGTGCGTAGCCCATTCCTCAACATCTGACAGGGCGACCAGTGCTCCGCGCAGCTTGTCCAGTTCAATCTGCTGCTGCTGCTTCCGGATCTCGCCGAGTTCAATTTCCTGCCGCTGCTTTTCTTCACGCAACGGGCTGGCCGCCTGCTTCGCGATCCTCCACGCCACCACCTCGCGCAGATCGTAGCCCGTTTCATCGCCCGGCATCGGCGGTGATTCCTGCCGCCATTGCTTAACCGTTGACAGGCTAACGCCGAAAAACTCCGCCACGTGCTTCAGCCCGTCGCATCGCCATCGGTTCTGCTGTGCCTGCTCCGCCTCGAGTTGCAGCAGCATCCGTTCCGCGTGCTGCAGTTGCTCCGGCGTCTCAGCGGATAGCAGCAACTCTTGCAAGTAGTTCGCGGCGGCGGTCATTCAAATCCCCAGCGGCGACCGGCAAGACTTCGTGCTGATGCTTGTGTGCAACCATTGACAGTCGCGGTTGGTCCGCGTTGTTCTGTGCGTGCAACTGAGCCAGAACGCGTGCGGCCGCCACCTGTTCGCGTGCTGTTCCCTTCGCCAGAATTGTAGCGAGCACTCGAGGCAATGCACGATAGATTTCATCCGGGATTTTCCAGCCGTGCCGGATGGCTTGCTCGTATCGCCTCAGGTCGCCGCGTTTGGCTGGCAGGTCGTCTGTCATAGGTTTAACTCAATCGAATACTGACTGCCGCCGCGATTGATTTGCCGCACCATTCCCGGGTACTTCGCTCGCAATTTTCTGATTGCATTCATTTCAACTTGCGACGTCCTGTAATCTTTGCATCCGCCGTCATCTGTCCAATGTGAGTTTACCCAATACAGGTATCGTGCAGCAACAATTCCGCCATCCTCCACGATGCATCGCAAGCACATTTCATAGTCTTCTTTGACTTTGAATTCCTCGTCAAACCGAATGCCAGTGCTGTTGCGTATTCCCATGCAACTGGCTGTTATGTACGAACGCCACAAAAATGGCTTGTACGGGTAAACACTGCGAGGTGCACCGTCTGTAGAAACTCCCCAAATCCGGTATTGCATATCTTCGGTGATTTCAAACAGCCTGGCAAATTCTGCAACCCAGTTTGCAATTTTGCGATGCTTCATCCGATGATGCATCATGTGACAGAACCCAGCCTGCTTTACGTCATCGTCAATAAATACGACCCAATCGGATTCTGTGTTGTCTAGAATCCAATTTCGTGTGGCCGTGATTCCGCGAACGTCATCTGGCACAGAGACCACATTTGCAACGCCGGCTGCTTTGTACTCTTGTGTTTCGCGTGCAGGCACATACGACACTGCTTCCGGAATCATCAAGTGCGATCGGCATGTTCTTGCTCTGCCTTTACTTGGTATTGCAACCAACATTTGAGAAGCCTTGCTGCTTTAATGACTCGTTCAATTCCTACTGACTCAAACGGTGATCCCGGTTTGTATCCGCCCCTGCGGACCTGCTTCAGGTCTAGCAGGTTTTGCACTTCTTGCCATTCGTTTGCGTCTTCACAAACAACTACGATGTACTCACGGTTTGGAAATAATTGATCCGACTTTGGTGCAGATTCGCCTGACTGGCTTTTTTGCACTTCTGTTCCGTCTTCATCATCAAACAAGTGTGCGCTGTCTGCAATATCTTCCATCAATGCCTGTAGTGATTGATCTGAAAACTCAATTTGCTTGAGTAATTCCTGCAGGTTTTGGCCGTTCGACTCTGCCATTCCGCTGATTGGGTCAAACGTCAAAAGCACTTTTTGCGCTTCGGTCTCGTCAACGTCAAGCACAAGGCATGGCACTTGATCTTCCGGCATCAATGATGCACGCAAATGCCCGTCAATGATGTCGTAAGTTCCATCCTGCCGATCTCTGACAAGTAGTGCGTCAACAATGCCGATTTCCTTAAGCACTGCACGCATCGCAGTTTTTTGCGTTTCAGGATGTTCTCGCCAGTTCAGCGGATTTCCGACAAGATCTGCCGCCCGGATGTTTCGGTATTCTTTGATGCGATTGCGAAATGCCCCCTGCCCCCCGCCATCGGAAGCAGGCTTGGTGCGTTTTCCCGCCATGAGTAGAACACCTGTGTTTTGAAAACTTTTTGAACAGAAAAATTCGGTACTGAGCTACGCC